GCCAGTCACTGAAATATACCCTTGAGTTCTCTTCACCACTCTACACAACAGTGTCGAATGAAGACGTCATTGAGTCAACTGCATTTACTTACAATGGATTCACTTCTTTCTTCGAAGATATCCAGCCAGATCTAACAGAAGGCACAACACAGCATCGACTACAGATCTATAGATTTGCAGGTAACCAGAAGATTATTCAGGTACAGGATGCAGGGTACATTGTTCCGGAAGAAGGCCTTGTCATCCTCTCATCATTTAACCCAGAATCATTCGTTGGTGATTACATTACGATCACATCATCTCCTGATTCAAATGATGTTGCACCGAAGCGTAACCAGCTTCTACAAATTGACATGAACCAAGTTACGATTGAACCACAAGTTGATACGATTGCGACAGGTGGTGTGGTCGCCGGTATCGGATATCAAACAACTCCGAGACATAGCAGCTAATGTATTACGATATTGAAAGTGTATTACCCGAGTACCTAGTATCAGAAAAGCCTGAACTAGTTGCTTTTATCAAAGCCTACTATGATTGGCTAGAGCAAGATGGTAATCCTGGAAGTGTAATCAATAAACTATCAATGTACCGTGACATGGATCGTGTTGCAGTAGAGTTTCTCGAGTATCTGCAACGTGAGATCGCGATATCGATTCCAGCTAATATTCGTGCTGATAAACGTAAATTGTACAAGAATGCTGTAGACATCTATTTGTCACGTGGATCAGAGCCTTCATACAAGGCCTTGTTTAACTTAGTATTCAATGACGAGATCGAACTATTCTTCCCTCGTGTAGATATCCTAAAGCCTTCAGACGGTAAGTGGGATGCAGCAAACCAACGCTGGTTGAATGACGACGGTAAACTATCTGTAAAGAAGTTTATTCAGGATTCACGGTTCTATCAGTCATTCTCATATGTAATTAAGACTGGACAGACAATTGACTTTTGGCGTGACTCGGTCAAAACGTTGTTACACCCAGCTGGCTTTGCATTCTTTGGACAAGTATCAATTCTGTCTGATGCAACGAAAAAGATGCCTAAGGTTCAGCCAGGTGAAGATGAAGTAACGGATCAGGGAGTACCAATCATTCTCCCGGTAGTTCAGGTACCTGTCAGAGTCGCTGGATTCTTAGATATTAAATTTACTATTTTTTCCCAAAGTGATATCAAACTTGGGCCGACATGGATGCATATTGATCGATATAAATTTATTAATGATGAACCCATATCACGGTATGGGATTTACAACGTTGGTGATGCGATTGAACATGCGAAAACGAATATCTCTATTCAATCAGATATATCAACCACAACAGTATAAATAAACCCAAACAGGTAATGGAGTTTTAACACAAATGGCCGCAATCATTACTCAAGACATGCGGATTAAGAATGCATCTAATTTTATTGATACAATTGCAGATGCTGGCGAATCCATCTATTTTTATATCGGACGTTCACAAGAATGGCCCAACTCAGATTCTGATGTTGCCGATCCAGAAGATAGCACTGCAAAAGTTAACGAGACAAAGTCAAAAATCTTTGCGATGAAGATCGTCGCTGGTTCTGATGTCACAAATGCTATTACACGGTATAACTGGACATCAGGTCAGACNTATTCAGAGTGGGATGACCAAGACGAACTTATTTACAATAAGCAGTTCTANGTAATCACCGACGAATTTAACGTCTATAAGTGTTTACAAGCAGGAACTGGNCCGTCACTGAACAAGCCGACAGGTACTAACACCGCTGCTCAAAACGATGAGAGCGCTGATGGTTATATCTGGAAGTACATGTTTACACTTTCAGGTACTCAGTCAACTAAGTTCTTGACTAACTCATTCATTCCAGTTTATACGACAGACCCTGCGGTTGATGACGGATCACANCAATATAATGTTCAAGCTGCAGCTGCAGACGGTGGTATTCACCGAATCAAAGTAACAGCGGGTGGTTCAGGTTACACATCAATCCCAACCGTTGTAATTAACGGTAATGGTTCAGGTTGTAGCGCGAGTGCAACGATTGATGTTAACACCGGAACGGTAACTGCGATTGATGTTCCTAAAGTATCTGTTGGATCTGGATATAGCATTGCATCTGTAGAGATCACTGGCGGCGGTGGTACTGGAGCAACTGCTCGAGCGATCATCTCTCCGGCGGGCGGACACGGGTACGACCCGGTACGTGAGCTAGGGGGTTACTTTATGATGGCTAATATTCAACTAGACGGTGCAGTAGGTGATGGTGACTTCCCAATCGACAATGATTACCGTCAGCTAGGTCTGATGCGTAATCCTCTGAACTTTGGTACTTCAACAGTAGCCACGGCAACTACGTTAAATACAACATATACGATCAACTATACAAATGGTTCAGGTACTTTCCTGCCAGATGATTTGATCGAGGGATCAGTCACAGAAACACAGGCTTATATTGATTCTGTAGACACAACGAATGAAAAGGTACGTTACCACCAAGAAGCTGCTTCTGGCTTCGGTACATTCCAGGTTGGTGAAACAATCACTGGATCTGTGTCAGGTGCAACTGCTACTATTTCAAGCGTAGACGATCCTGAATCTGATCCATTCACTGGTGAGATTCTTTACATTGAGAATCGTACCCGAGTGAATCGCTCAGAAAATCAGATTGAAGACATTAAACTTGTTCTAGAATTTTAAGGTATTATTAAATGGCTATCGACTTCAACAATGATCCGTATTTCGATGATTTTGACGTAGCCGGGGCTGACGGTCTAACACCCAAAGAAAAATACTATCGTATTTTATTCCGTCCTTCGGTTGCTCTTCAAGCTCGTGAATTAACACAGCTTCAGTCGACTCTTCAAAATCAGATCTCATCCTTCGGCGATCACATGTTTGAAGACGGAGCAATGATCATTCCAGGATCAACTGCTGTTGATAAGGAATACGGCTTCGTAAAATTACTTGATAGCTTTGGTGGTAGTGACATTGAGACATACCTATCAGAACTCAATGGTACAAAGGTAACTGGCCAGACGACTGGNGTCGAAGCAAAGTGTGTCGGTGTTGTATCACGTACTGATGGTGGTGATCCTCCAACACTGTTTGTTAAATACCTTAACTCTGGTACCGATAAGGTCACAAAGCAATTTGCAGCTGACGAAACACTTATCTCAGACGGGACTAATACCCGATCGGTTACAATTGAAGCGGCAGCTGAGACTCCAGTAGGATTTGGATCTGCGGCTAAGATCGAACCAGGTGTATACTATGTAAACGGAACATTTGCATACGTAACTACTCAGACATTAGTCCTGAGTAAGTACTCTACCAATCCATCTGCTCGTATCGGTTTGACTATCAGTGAAACTACTGTTTCAGCTCAAGAAGATCAGACGCTCAATGATAATGCTGCAGGCTCACCTAACTTCGCTGCTCCTGGTGCGCACCGATATCAAATCACTCTGACCCTTGATTCAAAAGATATTAATGGAACAGACGATGATAACTTCATTGAACTGATTCGTATCGTATCAGGTAATATCACAAAGCAAGTACGATCAACCGAGTACGCAGTACTTGAAGATACACTTGCGCGACGGACATACGACGAATCAGGTAACTATACTGTTCGTCCATTTAATATCGATGTACGAGAGCATTTAAAGGAAGATGGTAATCGTGGTATNTACACTGCCGCTGAAGGTGGTGATGAGACAAAGCTAGCCGTTGGTTTCGAACCCGGTAAAGCATATGTTCGTGGATACGAGATCGATACACTCTCTACTACATACGTTGATATCGATAAGGCACGTGATACACAACAGTATATTAACTTTATTGCACCGTTCTTCATTGGTAACTATACGCTNGTTAATACAGTTTCTGGTATCCCACAAATTGANGTCAATGAGAAGCTAGAGCTACTTGATAACACAAGTGGTGGTGCAGTTGTTGGTTCGGCTCGGGCCCGTGCATTTGAGTACGACTCAGGTACAGCTGGAACTTCGGGTGCGGTTTATAAGTTATACCTGTTTGACATTCAAATGAATACAAATAAGACATTCTTAGAAGACGTCAAACAGATTCGTGCACAGAATTACACAGCCGGAACTTTCGAATTCATTGGTAACACAGTTCTTGATGGTAGTTCATACGCTCAGATTATCACGCCGCCTAGCGCAAAGAACAATATGTTCATCCAGCTTCCGAATAACACTGTAAAATCTATTCGTAACTCTGCTGGTGAGATCGACACATCGATTCAGGTCACTCGTGTGATTCGACGCAACCTGACTGGTGGCATATCATCAATTAACTTGACAACTACTGGTGAAACGTTTGAAACGCCTTATGATCCAAATGACTACACAATGGTCGGTGACGATGGAACTGTATATGACCTAGATGCTTCAACTGGTCGTCTTACACTTGCAAGTGGTGACAACACAACACTTAACATTGACTTGTCTGGTGAAGTTTCTGTCCCAGCATCGGTTACCATTATTGCTACAGTTAATGTTGGCCAAGCACAGCATAAGCAGAAAAACTTACAGTCTAACTTCAACCATAATATTGACAGTCCGAATAGTACTGCAAACGGTTATGACTCACTGGGTAAAGCTGACATCTACCGTTTAGTTGGTGTGTATGATTCACTCAATCCTGGTGTAAATGCAACAACATCTGACTTGGATATCACTGAACGTTACGAGCTAGATGACGGTCAACGTGATAACTTCTACAACCTAGGTCGTATACGATTGAAGCCTGGCTTCTCGTCACCAACAGGTCGTATCCTCGTTGTGTTTGATTACTTTACTCATACGTCTGGTAACTACTTTGCTGTTGATTCATACTCACCTGCACAGGTAGATTACGAAGATATTCCAACGTATAACTTGGCCGGTGAAACAATCCAGCTTCGTGATGTATTAGACTTCCGTCCACGTATCGCTGATAGTGGTGATGACTTCGACGAAAANGATGGNGCAGAAAACTTAGAGATNCCACGTGTCGGTTCTAANATGACACTTGACTTTAANTATTACTTGCCACGTATCGATAAAGTCTATCTTGATCCGAATGGTAACTTCCGTGTTCTTGAAGGNGTATCATCACCTAACCCGGCTACACCACCAGATCCAGATGATGGTATGGTGATCTATAGCCTGTACATGAATGCATACACATTTAATACAAGCGACCTGACACCTAACTTTATTGACAACAAGCGTTATACAATGCGTGACATCGGACGTCTCGAGACTCGAATCAAGAACCTCGAGTACTATACTTCATTGTCACTGCTTGAAAAAGAAACTGCTGACATTCAGATCCTTGATACTAACAATGTTGATCGATTCAAGTCAGGGTTTGTTGTTGATCCATTCTATGGTCACAACGTCGGTAACCCATCAGATCCTGACTACCATATCTCGATTGATGCTGAAAGAGGTGAAGCTCGTCCACAGTTCTACGAAGATTCAGTTCGTATCAACATTAATGAGTCGCTCTCTTCTAACTACCAGATTACAGGTGATGTGGTATCGCTTCCGTACTCTGAAGTCAAGCTGATTGAACAACCATTTGCTTCTCAGGCAGAGAACGTTAACCCATACGATGTATTCCAATGGGTAGGTCAGATCGACATGTCACCATCTAATGATGACTGGAAAGACACTGAAACACGGCCGGAATTGATTGTTGATAATCAAGGGCTCTTCGATGTTGTTAACTCACTCTCTGACGAAGCAGGTGTGTTAGGTACTGTTTGGAACGAATGGGAAACACAATGGGCTGGTCGTGAGATTGTAGTAGGTTCAAGCGATACCCAACGTGATGGTCGTCGCTTATTCCAAGACATTATTACGGCGCAACAGGCAACACAAGCACGATCTGGTATTCGTACTTCGGTATCACCTGATACGATTCAAACATCTTTCGGTGAGAGAGTTGTTGACATTCGTATGGTACCATTCATTCGTTCACGCCGTGTCAAGTTTAAGGCAACACGTCTGAAGCCTAATACCAAGTTCTTTGCGTTCTTCGAAGACGTAAACGTATCAGACTTCACACGTCCTATCTCGGCTTCGAACTTTGTACGCTTTGTTGATACACCAGTTGATCCTGAACCAGATCGTGATGCGGTGCGTCACCCTGAGTTGACGTCAACTGATATTACTAACGGTGCAAATGCATTGTTCTCGGATGCTACTGGTACACTTCACGGTGAGTTCTACATTCCAAATACAGACTCAGTCAGATTCCGTACAGGTAACCGGTTGTTTAAGCTCATTGATACTGACTCAGGTATCGATGCGAACATTACTTCATCGGCACGCGCTACATACTCAGCTAATGGTCTGGTAGAGGTCAAGCAAGAAGTATCACTACGTTCACCAAGCTTGATTCAAGAGAACGTACAAGATATTAACCGTAACGTTACGATCTTCAATACCTCGACACGTACTGTTGGATGGGTTGACCCATTGGCACAAACGTTCTTGATTGATACAGATAACGGTGCATTCCTCACAAAGGTTGGTATTTACTTTAAGTCTAAGGACCTAAACATTCCTATCACCTTACAGATCCGTGCAGTTGTCAATGGTTACCCATCGAATGAGATCGTACCATTTGGTGAGGTTGTACTACCAGCTGCCAATGTGAATGTTTCAGAAGATGCATCGGCAGAAACTCTGTTTACACTTCCATCTCCAGTTTACTTGAGACAGGATACTGAATACGCTGTGTGTCTGCTCGCTAACTCAAATCAGTATGAGGCTTGGATAGCTGAGCTTGGACAAAACGCAATTGGTACAACACGACGTATCTCTACACAGCCATATGCTGGTGTAATGTTTAAGTCACAGAACGGTTCAACATGGTCTGCTGACCAAACAAAAGATATGAAGTTTACCATGTATCGTGCATCATTCGATACATCTGCTTCACAGGTTGTATTCCAGAACGGTAACGTACCACTTCGTAACTTACGACTCAATCCTTTCTTCACGACTTCTTCGTCTAGTAAGGTAATTGTCAAACATCCTAACCATGGAATGTTTGAGGGATCTGAGGTTGCGCTGACTGGTTGCGATGCATCAGTAAATGGTATTCCAGCTTCTGACCTGATCGGACAGTACACTATCACAGATGTTGAGATCGATCAGTATCAGATCACGGTAAATACTGCTGCTACATCAGACGGAAATGGTGGTGGTGCAAATGTGTTTGCAACAGAGGATAAGCGTCTTGATGTTATGAATCCTGCGATTCAACAGATGATTCTGCCTAGTACGAATATTGCTTATGAATTCAGGGCAGCAAATACTAAATCACTTGCTGGGTCTGAGACTAACTTGTATGAGGTACCAGTTACCTACTCACAGGTTGTGGCAAACACAAACTACTATCCAGATGCTCCAAAAGTAATTGCATCTTCTGTGAATGAGACAATTAACGTTAACCTAGATAAGTCATTCTGGTTACGTGCTACACTGTCTTCTGCTGCAGAGAACCTGTCGCCGATGATTGATCTTGAAAGAACATCGATTGTTTCGGTAAGTAACCGAATCGATAATCCGAAAGATCCATTGTCATCAGAGACTGGTAAAAACTCGGTTGTTGGATTCACTGAAGAAACAGAAGCAACTGGTGGTTCTGCGCTTGCTAAGTATATCACTCGTAAGATTACACTGAACAATACATCAGTAAGTCTGCGTATCGTATTTGGTGGTAACAGACCTGCTGGTTCATTTATCGATGTTTACTTCAAGACACAAGCATCTGAAGATGAGACACCGTTTGATGAAATCGGATGGACACTGGCAACTATTGATTCCACTGTACCTACAACAGATGATCGCACGATCTTTAGTGACTATGAATACACTATAGATAATATTACACCAAACTTCAATGCATTTGCCGTGAAGGTTGTAATGAGATCACAGAGTTCAACTGCTGCTCCACGTATTCGAGACTTTAGAGCTATCGCGTTAGGTACATAATGAAATTAAAAGTTGAAGGTCGTGAGGACCTGGTAAGAGATACCAGGTCTCATGCGATCATAAACACCGATGAGACAGCCTTGGAAAAGGCCAGAGAAAGGGCTGCAAAGGCAGCAGAGAAGAATAAAGAGTTTGAAGATCTGAAATCAGATGTTCAAGAGATTAAGAAACTATTAAGTCAATTAATGGATAGGGTATAACATGGCAGTAACAAATGTCACACTTCAAGACTCCTTTGACGATTGGCGTCAAAAGACAAATACGATTGCATCTGACGTCGGCGATCTCAGTGCACTGACCGGTTATACATCGACCAATATCGTAGCTGCCCTGAATGAGGCTAAATCGGTTGCATCATTCAATGACAACCTAATCTTGAATGATACGAGTGGCGACGGAACTACCGTGTTTAATACTACGGCCGCTAACCTAAATATTAATATTGACGGAACCACTACACTTGCACTTGACGAGAATGGTAACGTAGCTGTCACAGCAAACTTAACCGTTGGTGGTACAGCCGAGATTACAGGTAATACTGAAATTGATGGGACACTTTCAGTTTCTTCGGGTGCGACGATCACGGGTAACGTGACTGCTCGTAGCGATTTGTATCTTGGTTCAAACAACGCTGGATCAACATATACATATTACTACGATGACACAGCCAATACTTTCCGTTATATTGTATGGGATGATACTGCACGTGAGTTCCAGCTTCAGGACAGTGNCGGCGTTGATCGTGTCATCATCCATAGCAACTCACCACTTGCAGGTGGATTGCTAAATGAAAATACTGTGGATCACACAAAGTTTTATAATGATGTCAACTTCAAAATCCTTGATTCTTCAGGCGGAGTACTGAAAAGCTTATGGGGTGCTGGTGACAATCCAGGAGATTAATTATGGCAATTCGCAGACCATTGAAAATCGAGGGAACTGATCTTAAACAGTTCTCTGACGATGAACTCTTAGATATGAAGCAGCATATGGCTAACATATATTCTGCATCACCGACTAACTATCTACGATATCTTACCACCGGTGGAAGCCTAGGAACTATTGAAGACACAAGGCTGACTTCAGGTACCGCTGTCTCTGAGACCGGTAACCAAGATGCAGATGACGATGGTGCATCTGAATTTCCAACAGAGCTGGAGACCGGTGAGCCTGAAACAAAAACAGTTCAGTTCAGTCGAATCGATCACGTAAACTCTCCTCCATCACCAGCTGAGCTCGGTACAAGTGGCACACATTATTTTATTTACTTTAATGCAGAAAACAATGTACAAGTGATGACACTGCAGGATATGATTGATACGTTCGCGCCATATGTAGCGGACTACATGGCATATAACAAGTATACTATTTCAACTGCTGCCACACTTAGTGGTTACGCAGAAATGGGTGTTGTATATGCAGACACGCGTGCAGATGTAGCGGCTTATGCAGCAGGTAATATCGGAGGAACTGGTACTATTCAGGATCTACCACAGACTATAGCAGAGTATCGGCTATATGGTAAAAACAATTTCACAGTATCTCCAATACAACCAGCATATATTGATTCAAACAACAACATTCGTGTCATGTCTGATGTTGACCGTAATAGTCGGCTGTATGAAGTATCACGACATGCACTGACAAATGTGGCTGGTATGATCCCGGACTTCTCGATCGATGGACCGGGAACTACATTAGGATCAGTTATGACGAATACAAAGCTCAATGGATCAGGCAACTATCAGACAAGGTTTGTTGGTGTTGATGATTACAGAGCACAAGAATTCCCGAACGGATCGTCAGAAGTAGTTAACCAATACAGATTAAAGGGTACGTTAGTATGATTTTAGAAAATGGTAAGTTCACAGAAGCGGTGTATGCTTCAGGACGTAAAGACCTTATTACTGCTCTATGGCGTTATGACGGAGCAGATGAGTTCATTGAAGTCAACATTGAGACTGATTTAGAAAACGAGATGTATATTACGCTTCTCGACACCTTTACTGTTGATCAGATCTCTAACATGACGAATGATAAGCATAAGCGTGAGATCGCAGCATTCGAAGCTATGATGAAAGATGTCGGTGAAAAGTTTGGTTTGCTTTATAACGCCGATGCCCTTGCAGAACATAACGGTAAGAAAGAAGTACATAGTATTGACCACATCTTCGAACCACCAGAAGGAACTGAGGGTGAGGATCTGTTGTTCAACCTGAAGCTTAGAGTATTTGACATGGACGAAGTCAATGACTCAAAGCGTACGAAGGTAAAGAAACAACTAAGAGAAGCAAAGACTCCACTAGAAGTACTTTACCTTGCAGGTAAGTTCCTATACGAATAAATCGTAGTACTTCCAGTTCTTAGGCCGGTTGTCCATATTAGTAAAGTGAACGAATTTGACATCATCGTGAAATTCGCCACCCATGAACATGAAAGGATTGCCGGTCTTTTCTTTATAAAGACGATTCATACGACCGATCGAACTGCGCTCTGACTCACGGGCATCCATCCTTGCAAACCATGCATCAGGCATAGAGATCATCTCAAGCTGTTCCTTTGCCGATTCCTCTACAAAGTTTTGTTCACCATTAATAGGGCCTGTGGTTACACCTTCCTTGATGTATTTTGTTTGCCAGTAGCCCGGGTTCTCCATGAACTTATCATAGATGTATTGACAATCCTTTGGATAGTACTTGTAGAGTCCACCATTGACCTTCCAACCATGAGCGGACGTATCATTACCTCTCCACCAATTCGGAGCATGTGCAAACTGGCCAGGTTCAATAGGAAACTCAAATAACTTTGTGTAGTCACCTACAAGCAAGACATCGATATCCATGACACATACAGGTTCATCTGACCCTGTGTTCATGGCAAGCATCTTATTCCACTGTAGTTTTATACGTCTGTCGTATTCATCACGGATCCATACAAACTCATAGTCTAGCTTAGACTCAAGGTATTCTTCGTACTCAGGTCCGTAACGATCACCGATTCTAACCGCGTAGATTTTCATTATAAAATGGATCCTTAAAAACGTTTTTACCCATGACCACGGTGTTTTCTAACTCATAGTAACGCAACAAGCTTTGATGGATTTCTTGTGGTCTCATCTTATGTAGTAGGAACATATAAGAGAAGATATTAGAGAATGCAATCAGGTTTGTCTTTGACTCATCGACATCAAGCATATCATTTACAACATCACATTGTACAAACTCAACGTCCTTGACCTTGTGAATCACATCTACCCACTTTTGATCGTCAAAGTATGTTAGGTTCTCTTTGACCACGTCTGTCCTGTAATCAACGGTATCGATGTAGCAGTCGTGGTTCTTACCGATGTATCGTGATACTGTATCGATATCCTCAGGTTTATTCACCCATTCATACAATAACTGTTTCCATTTGAGAGAAGTTGTGTTATAATCAAATACGACAAGCTTAGTTTTCTTGTGACCAAACTTATGCCATAGGTACTCGGCCATCTCACCTGATGCCGGTGAATAGATGACATCATATTTTCTCTGTGGGATCTTCTCATATTTCTTCAGTTTCTCATTGTTCTTGACGTACACAATATTGTTTTCACGGTTTCTCTCCATGTCTAACATCTCAGACATCTTTTCACGTTCAGGATATGTAAAGAACTTACACGTACGTTCCATATCAAAGTTGAGTATCTGCTTACCGTCTTCAAGAACCTTTGTGATATATTCGGCCATGTGACACTTTTCGACTTCACCCCACTGATCAGATGGCTTGACCCAAAACGGAGTGTAGTCATCATGTACATTCCCTTCTGATCTCTCTGGGATCATAACCTTGCCGGTGTAATCACCCCAGACCATGGGTCTGCCAATCTGACGCCAGTGCCTTAGGTCCATGAACATTGTTTGTAAATGTAATCGACCGTATGGTTTATGTGGGTGAAAGAGTAGGTGACCACGACACACCGTTTCTGATTTACAGAACTTATCAAAGTAGTCTGCAATAGTCTGTGGCGAATCTGATTGATACGACTGATAAAACGTACCGGTCAATGAGATCATTGCATGATCGTATTCATCTGACTGTTCGAGTGCTTCATCAAGATTACGAGTGAAAATGACGTTGCAGTCCTTTGATCCACGGTTATTCCAACCAATACCTGTGAACCAAGTCAGAGTTGTAAGGTACTCATGGAACTCATTCCATTCTAACTTAGGATAGAGTACAATGATATGAACACGTTTTGATGATTTGTCTGTGTTATGATTTGAGTTCTCAATGATGTACTCACCTAGTTCTTCAAAACTCAGCATTCGGATGTTCCTTGCGCACAGAGTCTACAAACAACTGGCGTCGTTCTTTATTCGACCCACCATGAATGATAAAATGAAACCGTGGTTCCCTACTAAAGTTTGCTGCCTCATGAAAGCAACCATTGTTAAACCAGTAACACTCGCGTGGTT